GTGTTCTGCAGACAGATGTGAAAAATGGAAGTTAAAATAATAATATCCATCCTTGTTTGACAAGGGTGGATTTTTTAAAACCAAGATAAAAGAAATAATAAATTGCAAAAAAGACTTGACAAAGTAAGAAAAAACGTATAATATATAAAGAGAAGATAAAAGAAATAAATATATGATAAACATATGAAAAGAATAAATGATAAAATTTTACTTGATGACAAGGAGCTGAAGCTACTTGTCAAAGAAGGGTATGATAGGGGTATTATATTCGGATGTAAAGTAAATGCTACTAAAGTAGTAAATACATTAAAAGAAATGACATCGGAAAATTTTGAAATTATTAAAGATCAGATCATTGGATTTTGCAAAGAAACAATTAGAATTGCAGATTCAAATAAAAAAGAAAGGGAAACGTAGTAAAAATGGAGCAGTTATCAATTACAAATCATGCAATGGAGAGATATGCAAAAAGAATTGCAAACCGTGAAACTACCATTGACGTGAATACATACGTTCAATTGAACAAGGATAAAATTACAGAAGATATAAACACGATGATTCACTTTGGAAATCGCATTTATACCGGAAGAGTCGGGCAACGCGAAGAACGCCCGGTAAATGTATATCTTTCTGGTACATGGGTTATTCTTACAGACATACTGGATAAGACAGTCATTACTGTTTATAAGGTAAATCTCGGTCTTGATGAAGAATTTAATAAAACCTTCATTAATGGTATTTTAAAAAGGATGGAAGAACATAAGGCTGAACTTGCCGAAGCTCAGAAACAAACCGAAGAAGAAAAGAAATCGTACCAGAGTATTATTGCAGATAATAACGCCCAGATCAATGAGTATAAAGCAGCAATCAATGAATTAGAGAAGCTGAATACGGATTATCAGGAAACTATCGGAGATATTGGCGCGAGACATAAAGCTGCTGAATTAGCAGTAAAAAGAGATGTTGAAAATTTAATCATGCGAATGGAGTTTTGATTTTTTACATAAGATAAACGAAATAAAGGGAATATACATAATGAAACTTGGAGATATAGAAGATTGCAGTGAATGTCCTTTAAAAGATGAAGGGCTTTGCCCTGGTGGTTGGACTTCTGGGGCTGGTGGGACTCCTATTGAACCTCCGTGTGCTGGATGGGATGGAGAGGAAGATGTGGAAGATTACATTTCTTCAGTTTATGCTAGTATTGCAGCAAGGGAAGAGTATGAAGATCTCCTGTGGAAAGAAAAGCAAGAGAAACAGCGTAAAAATGAAATCGCCAAAAGGAAACGCCGATACGTAAATAGTTACTGTATTTCAGAACGGCTTACAGTTAAATCACTGAAAAAGCAGATTAAAAGCTATGAAAATGTGGAACGATTTGCAAGATCTCTGGCAGTGGCATTTAACACAACCAACGAAATGTTCAGATACTCAGAGCGAAAAGAGGTAAATCCGGCGATTACGGAAGAATTGCAGACACTCAGAGAAGAACTTGAAAAGGCAGAGCAGAATTTGAAGGACAAACAAAAAGAATGTAGAAATACTGGATATTATAAAAGTATTGGAAAGGAAACATGAATGTATAAACAGGTTATTGTAGTAAACAAAAGCTTAAATATGAGTACCGGAAAACTTGGGGCTATGGTGGCACATGGGGCTACTGCTTTCTTCTGTGAATGGTTTAAAAGAAATGTTGCTGCTTTAAATGAGACTAACAATGATTATACAATCAGTCCAAATGCGAGAGTTGACAAAGAACTTTTCGCTCAGTGGATTAGTGGCAGTTTTACTAAAATTGTACTTGAAGTAGAAAATGATGCGGCTATGAAAGAAATCATTAAAAAAGCACATGAACACAGAATGGTCAACAGACAGGATTTCTTCAATGTCGTGGACGAGTCAACAGAATTTTTAGATATTCCACAGTGGGCGGCAATTGCATTTAAACCTATGGAAATAGAAAAGATTGACTTAATTACAGGAGAACTGAGTTTATATTCAGAGGATTTGCCAGATATCAAAGAAATGCTTGGGAAACAATTTAAGAATCTCTTTTTGATTACAAAGCACAATGCGACGAATTGGGAAGATACTAATGACATTTGGTTCTTTTTAGTGAACGATAGGTCAGAGATTCCGATGATATATAGCGCATACAGATGGGTAAATCTATCAAGTGGAACGATTTTAGGAAAATCATTTTCTACAAGAGAAGAAGCAATCACATGGGCTACAAGAAATAGAGACTGGGAAGTTGAAAGTATAGGTGAAAAATTTGGCGAAAGTAAATAATATTCATGTTGGGGATATATACAAAGTGAAACAGTTAGAAATTCCACGTTTATATACTGACAAAGAAGAGTTTCTTATTATGCTGGTTGTAGATAAGTGGTCGGTAAATGGGGTTGCTCTTAGATATAGATGGTTGAATTTGACAACTGCATCACTTCTTAGAGGAATTTATTCATCAAAAGAACAGGCAGAAGATTGGTTAAAAACCATGTGTGGTTGTTGGACATTGGAAAAGTTGGATGTAGACGAAATTCATATTTGATCTATTATGAAAACCTATTCTCTGGTCAAATGATAAAAGCTGGACACCTTTTGAGAAAAATTTGTATCTGGACTTTCCTTGTAATGAGTTTAATGGAAGCAATACGGCAAATGGTTTATCTAATTCGTATAATCGTTCAAGTATTTTGTCTTTAATACTGAATGGCGGATTAGAAACTATTACGTCGTATTCATCCGGCTCATATATAAAGAAGTCTTTTCCGTCGTCTATGTGTGATTTGATTACATTATAGCCAAGATTTTTGAAAGTTTGATAGAATGCAGACCATTCTTTGTCAAAAGGACACCAGATTTTATATTGTTTTGGGATATATTTTACAATTGGTTCAACAGCATAATATGGGGTATACATTTCCTGATGTTCTGGAGTAAGTTTACTTGTTAAATATCCTATGTTGTTAGCCATTATTTTCCTCTCGCCTTGTTAAAATATGAATTTGGCAATAGAGGGAAGTCCATTTGCAACAGCATATTTTTGTAAGAATATATTACCAAATGACTTAATTATAGAAAGACTAAATAAATATGATAAAAAACTATTGTAAAAGAGGTTTATAGACGCATGAAAAATGGATTTTACAGATACACAGATGACGGTGTTCCTGGTGGTGGACATGTGATACTGAAAACCAGTGAAACGGAAAAGTCATACATTTTCAAATTAATTGAAAATACATGTAGGTATGAACCAACAAGGCTTTTGAATTTGTTTAAGAAAAGTGACAAAGCCATTATCAAAAAGAAAAACAGTGGACATCCAGTTGTGGAATATAGCACAGGTTTTGTTATATATCCTTATCAGCATGGAATACCATATCTGTTTGAATATATTGAAGGATATACAGAAAAGGAAAGCGTAATGCAGATTTATCTTTTGGATTTTAACGGAAAAATGGTAGACGCATGGAAAAAGTATTTCCATCCGATATTCGATGACATTGCTCCCGTAGAATTTGTACAGAGTGATTTCGGTACTTTTATGGAAAAACATGAGTCAGATATTGATGCAGTGGTTTCTCCTGCAAATGCTTACGGTTTAATGGATGGCGGTTATGATGGCGCACTTACTAAATATTTCGGTAAAGAATTACAGTTAATGGTGCAGAAAAAGATCATTCAGCAGTTTTATGGAGAACAGCCGGTTGGAACAAGCATTTCTATTGAAATCCCACGCCATTATATTTGGCTGATACATACACCAACGATGAGAACACCATCGGCAATAAAAGATCCGACAATCATATATCAGTGTATGAGAACAACACTTATGGAGGCAATTAACAAAAATTGCAAATCGGTAGTTATCCCGGCATTTGGTGGTTCTGTTGGTAGAGTAGAGCCAGACATTAT